GAATGAGTGACATTACAGTTAAGATAGATTTAGGAGTATGGCTAAATAGTAAAGGTCAAGTGCTTCTCTATGTTGGTGAGCACCCCGAAGCAGAAGAGACATTTTCATTACTAGATTTAGTAAAGATGGAAATCAATTCGCATAAAATACTAGGTACGGATACACTTGATAGAGATGATGCTAAGAAGTTTGTCAAGCTAAAGAAGGTATTGACACAATGCTTAGACCATCTTAATCGTGAGATGTCGGAGGCTAAATGAGCTTTACTATCTATCAAGCAGACGGCTTAAAAGTAATTCAATGGTTTAAGTCCGTTGATGAACTATTAGCCAGCATGTTCACACATCCCCATGACGCTTATCATAGGAACTAACATGAACAGAGAAGATATATTATTGATTATATTCGCAGTATCATCAGTAATAGATACTGTATTAAATATTTATAAGGAGTTAATAAAATGACAGACGCAGAACTAAAATCTATATTAAATCGTGGTGGCATTGGTTCTACTCTCTACGAAGGTGAAATAGGAGAGATGAATATGACTACTTGGCATAAACTTGCAGAAGTATTTAAAGATTATTATGATTTACAGAGATATAATGAAGATAATGCCTGAAGTTAATCGAGCTAATACTTATTCACCTGAGCAGATGGATTGTGAGTGGTTTCCTTGGGATTGTGACAATGTATCAGGAGAAGCTCTAGGAGGCGATGAAGAAGAAGATGAGGTGTAGGTATCACCCAGTAGTAGAACGAGTCTTAGAGACCCCTTTAAAGCCTTCTAAACAGCATTGGAGACCCTATGCGCTGTTATTGTTGTAACAACTTGTTGACTGACTATGAGTCAACGATTAAGTCAGTAAACACTAACCAGTTTCTTGACATGTGTTTAACCTGTTTGAAAACTGTCAAGGATGATATACTTTATAAAGACAGAGTAGACTTACTAAGCAGTAGTGATATAGACGATTTAGACATCTATCTAGATGACTTATTAGATGATGAATACTAATATGATAATATTCTTAATAGTAATAATCATCTTAGTAGTATGTATTAAAGAAACAATAACTAAATAGAAACTAAATAGACTATGAGTAATTTAATAAAACATATTCCTTGTGAAGCATGTGGTAGCTCAGATGGTAATTCACTCTGGGATGATAATCATCAGCATTGTTTTGTATGTCTTAATCATATTAAAGGCGATGAAGATTATGTTGCAACTCCGAGAAAGAAAGTTATGATTGAAGTTAAAGGTGAAGTCAAGTCGATACCTGACCGAGGGATTACTCAGGCAACGTGTCAGCACTATGGTGTGTCCCAAGACGGGACTAACCAGTACTATCCGTATGCGAACGAAGAAGGAGCTATCATCGCCTCAAAATCACGCAACGTAGGAACTAAGACTTTTGCCATTACTGGTGACTGGAAAACATCTACGCTCTTTGGTCAAAATATATTTGCTAAAGGTGGTAAGACTGTTACCATCCATGAAGGTGAGCTAGACGCATTAGCAGGCTTTCAGATGAGTGGTAGCAAGTACGCTAACGTCTCAGTACGCAACGGTGCTCAAGCAGCTCTAAAGGATGTTAAACAGGCTTATGAGTGGTTATCTTCATTCGAGAATATCTACCTATGCTTTGATGCGGATGAGGTCGGTCAGAAGGCTGTCAACGAAGTAGCTGAAGTGCTAGGTAATAAGTGCAAGATTGTTAAACATCTGAAGGGATTTAAAGATGCTTGTGACTACCTTAAGGCAGGAAAGACTGCAGACTACATCAAGCAATGGTGGGCAGCAGAGCAGTGGACACCTGATGGAATCATCGCAGGCTCTACGCTATGGGACGAAGTTAATCGACCTGTGGAGAAATCGTCAGCCATGTACCCTTGGCCTGGAGTCAATGAACTTACCTACGGTATCCGTCCAGCAGAACTTATCACAGTCACGGCAGGCTCAGGACTAGGCAAGTCTCAATTCTTACGTGAGATTCTATGGCACTTGATTAAGACTACCAACGACAATATCGGCTTAATGTTCATGGAGGAGTCAGTACGTAAGACTGCTCGTGGTATTATGTCGCTCCATCTAAATAAACCACTACACTTACCTGACACTGAGGTTAGTCCTGAGGAGTTAAAGAATGCGTTTGATATTACACTTGGCACTGATAGGCTTTTCTTTTGGGATAACTTTGGTAGTACTGATATCGACAATGTGGTCAATCGTATACGCTATTTCGCCAAGGCAGCAGACTGCCGTTACGTCTTTCTTGACCATATTAGCATGGTTGTATCCTCTCAGTCTAATGGTGATGAGCGTAAAGCTATCGATGAACTTATGACCAAGCTTCGTATGCTCGTGCAGGAGACTGGGGTTAGTTTGATTGTTGTCTCACACCTAAAGCGTCCTGAGTCTAAGGGACACGAAGAGGGTGCTGCAACGTCGCTGTCTCAACTCAGAGGCTCAGGTGCTATTGCTCAGCTTAGCGATATCGTGATTGGCCTTGTTAGAAATTCTCAGCATGAAGACCCGATGGAACGTAACACCACGAGGGTTAGTATTCTAAAGAATCGCTTCAGTGGGTTAACCAGTCCTCACTGTGCAAGCTTGCTCTACAACAAAGACACTGGTCGGATGTTAGAGATTCAGGAGACACTATGAAGCTATATGAATTGAGTAAAGGTGATTGGTTTAAAATCACTGATGAAGAATTGAGAGTACCTCCAGCACATGATGATGTAGACCTTGATGAGGCATATTGGTTTGGACACGTTGATGGAATGTATAGTTACTGCAAAGATAAAGACGGACAGTTATGTCACTTTGCGGCTTGGACTGAGGTGGAGAAGGTATGAAAGTAAAGCTACACATAACACACTGGCATAAAGGTGGTGTGTTTCATTGGGGCGACTTACGATTTAATAGTGGCGACCCATATACTAGCTACAGAATTGGACCACTACTAATACAGGTGAGAAAATGAACGCAAATGAACCAGTAGCGTGGATGCAAGTTCACTATGAAGACGGCAAACCTACAAAATTTAGTAAGGTACAAACATGGGAAGATGATATTCCACTCTACACCCATCCAGCAAAGACACTAACAGAAACAGAAGATACAGAGTGCCAATACTGTAAGCAAGGGTGTATTCGGTGTGATGCTAGAAAGTTACTAACAGATGAGGAAATACATGAAATTGCTGAATATCATGGCATTGATTCTTTGTATGAAACAGGAAGATTAGATTTTGCTAGAGCAATACTAAGAAAGGCACAAGAGAAATGAAACCTGAATATTATCTATTTATTGCTGGCTTTGCTTTAGGTTGGCTACTTGGATTACTTATCCTTTAATACTAAGAAAGGCACAAGAGAAATGATACCTGCTATGCGTAATGCGAATGCTTCTCATGTAGACTTTGGCTTCCTGCGTGGAATGATACCGACTAACCCTAGCTTCATGCCGTCTAACATCGATATGATTATTGAACGTAGAGGTGAGTTTATCTTCGGTGAATGGAAGCGTGAAGGTGAGAAGATGACGGTAGGGCAGAGGATTCTTCTCTTAGCCTTATCTAAGATGCACACAGTCCTGCTCATCACAGGTTATGTAGATGACGAGGCTCATGTGTCAAAGGTGCAAGTTGTTACATGTAACGGTAAGCTAAACTTGATTGGTAATAGCAAAGAAGATTTGATTCAGTATTTACAAGATTGGTATGATGCAGTTGAAAGGAACAAAATATGAGAAGAGATGGAGGCAAAGGTGATAAACCTAGACCAGTGGAAGATAGGAAGAAGTTTGAGGAGAATTGGGATACTATTTTTAAGAAGAAAGAGAAGCCTACTCCTACTCCTCCTAAGTAGTTCAGTTGTGTGGGTTGTTATTATACATAGAGACGTGCTGTATAATAGCCAGGTAGGAGACCCAAGATGCTTTGAGACTTTCCAGTATGAGGCATTCTACTCTGTGAACCATGGAATAGAATATTGTTTTTATCGTAAGAGAGAATATCCCTATTCAATTAAGGGTGGGGTCATAGGAGTTAAGCCATGAAGATAATTACTAGCGTATTTTTGTTTTGTCTAGTAACAGTAGCACAGGCACAGACTATTATTGTGCAGCCTGACGGCACAGTTATTACTTGTGTTGTAAACGGCTCTGTGGTACAGTGCTGGTAATGAAGACTATTGTTCTCGATATTGAAACAACATTAGACCACAATACAATCTGGTGCTGTGTAACACTACATAGAGAAACTAATGACATCACTGTATGGCGTTCTGCACAAGGCTTAAAGGAATATTTAAATAATGCTACATTTATCATTTTCCATAATGGATTTGCTTTTGATGCTCCTTTGCTTAATCGTTTATGGGGAACACAGATTAGGAAATCCCAATGCCAAGATACTCTTTTGCTTTCTCGTCTTTCTGATTCTTCTAGAGATGGCGGACATAGTTTAGATGCTTGGGGTAAGACACTGGGCTTTGAGAAGATTGACTTCTCAGACTATGATGGTGGCCTGACCGAAGAGATGGTAACGTATTGCATACGAGATGTAGAGCTTACGTCTAAAGTATTTGATGTGTTAGTAGCAGAGATACAAAAGAATAAGATAGGACCAGAGGCTGTAAAGCTGGAATATGAAGTGCAGGTGATTCTTTCGGAGATGGAACGCAATGGATTCAAACTTGACGCACCGTATGCACAGACGTTGCTCTGTGCGATTAAGACCGAGATGGCAGAGATTGAAGAAGCCTTACAGAAAATCTTCCCACCCATTACAACTGAGCGTGTATCTGAGAAGACTGGTAAACGGCTCAAGGATGATGTTGAGGTGTTTAATGTTGGCTCAAGGCAGCAGATATCGAAGCGTCTTATGTCTAAGGGTTGGGAACCTACAAAGACGACTGAAAAGGGACAAATTATCGTTGATGAGACAATCCTTAGTGAGGTATCACTTCCAGAGGCTAAGCCAATCGCTAGGTATTTGACACTACAAAAGAGAGCATCACAGTTAGATTCATGGTTAGAAAAACTAGGAGAGGATGGTAGAGTTCATGGTAAAGTCATTGGTTTTGGTGCTGTTACTGGTAGAGCTACTCACTCTAGCCCTAATATGGCACAAGTCCCTGCGACTAGGGCAGTGTTGGGAACAGAGTTTCGGTCTTGCTGGACGGTTGAAAGCGGAAACGTATTGGTGGGTGTCGACCTTAGCGGTATTGAGCTTCGATGCTTTGCTCATTACCTTAATGATGAGGCATACATAAATGAAACAGTCTACGGTGATGTCCACGAAAGAAATAAGCAAGCTTTCGGGGTTGAGACGAGAGACCTTGCGAAGACTGTCCTTTATGCGACTCTCTACGGAGCATCCCCAACCAAGGTCGGTAAAGTTATTGGTGCTACTCCGAAACAAGGAGCCGACATCATTAATCGTTTCTGTAAAGCAGTACCAGCGTATGGGAAGCTTAAGTCAAAAGTTGAAAGGCTTGCTGAGAAAGGAACACTACCTGGGCTTGGTGGTTATCAGCTTAAGGTCAGGTCGGCCCATTCGTCGCTTAACACGTTACTTCAAAGTGCAGGGGCTATCATCAGTAAGCAGTGGCTTGTTCAAATCAAGAAAAACCTTGCAGCCAAAAGGATACCGTACAGAATGGTCGCATGGGTCCACGACGAGGTGCAAATCGAAACTCCTATGGAACACGGAGATATGGTAGGAGAAGTGGTCGTTCACTCAGCAGCAGAGGTAGCAGATATATTACAGTTCCGTTGCCCAATCGGGGCTGAATATCATGTTGGTAAAAATTGGGCAGAAGTTCACTAAGTGACAAAGCAGTAATTTTGTGGTATAATAGTAACTCAACTAAACAGACTAAATAGGAGTAATATAATGAGTACAGGTAAATCAGTAACAGTTAATGCAGACCTCTTTTGGGCTTGCCTCAATGAACGTAATTCAATGAGCAGTAAGTTTCAAGTAGACCTTTGCAACTTGTCAGAGAAAGACGTAGCAGCATTAGAAGAGCTAGGCTTGAAGGTTAACAACAAACCTAATAAACCAGAGCAAGGTAGTTACATCACTGCTAAGAGCAACTACGAAATCAAAGCAGTTGATGGTAGTGGTAACGATGTACCAACAGATGTGCGTATTGCCAACGGCAGTAAAGCTAAGGTAATCGTAAGTGCTTATCCTTTTCCTAAACCTTACCCAGGCTTCGGTGCAAGTATCAAGAAGCTTGTTGTAACAGACTTACAAGAATATAGTCCTAAAGATGCTTTGATGGACGACGTTCTGTAATGTCACACGTCTTAATAGATGGTGACATTATCGGGTATCGCATAGGCTTCTCTACTGAAGAGGAAAATGAGAAGATTGTTATATCTCGATGTGCCACCTTTATTGAGACTATGCTCTGGGAGGACCTCGAAGCTGAGACCTACCAGGGCTACTTAACTGGTAAGGATAACTTTAGAAATGACATCGCAAGAACTGCACCATATAAAGGTAATCGCACAGCACCTAAGCCTAAGCATCTCCAACTCATTCGAGATTATCTTACGTCGGCTTGGGACTTCCAAGTCTCCGTCGGGCAAGAAGCGGATGATTCGATTGCGATAGAGCATGTAGCACGTAACTGCGAAAGCATTATTGCTAGTATTGATAAAGACTTCCTACAGCTTCGTGGCAATCATTGGAACTTTGTCAAGAAAGAAATGACAGTAGTAACAGAAGAAGAAGCACTTTTAAACTTTTACTTACAGGTACTAACAGGTGACAGAGTTGATAACATCATTGGTCTCAAAGGCATCGGCCCTGTTAAGGCTAAACAAAGGCTTGCAGGATGTCAAAGTGCAGCAGAAATGTATATTGCTTGTGTCGAAGCTTACGGTGGCTCAACAGAACGAGTCATCGAGAACTGCCAACTGTTATGGCTTAGAAGAGAAGCCAACCAGCTCTGGCAGCCTCCCACCGAAGGGTTATAAATGATTCTCCTACTAAACAACCATGGTCATTCTGACGAAAGGTTTAATGAATATGTTCAACGAGCTTCTCAGTTCTATGCTGAGCAATTATTCACTAAACAACTCCTCAGACATCTTGTTATTACTCTTAAGTTTAATAAGCATTTGGATGCTTTTGGATACAGTAGTATTGAGAAAAGGAACACCAAAGGTGCAGCAAGGGAATTCTTAATTGAACTCCATCCTTACATCAGTGGTGTAGAAATATTAAAAACACTTGCACACGAGTTTGTGCATATTAAACAGTATGTCGAGGGAGATTTAAATGACAGTCAAACGGAATGGAAAGGTGAAGCCATTGACAGTGATGCAGTGGACTATTACTCATTGCCTTTCGAAATCGATGCCTTTGGAAAAGAAGTCGGTCTCTTTACTAATTTCGCTAAAAAGGAAACTCTTTGGAACGTTTTTGAAGGCGTAAGAGACCCAGATGCTTCTATATCTTCTGAGCCAATAGGATGGCTTAAAGAAAAAACAAAAACAACCAAACCTAGAGTAACGATTGAAGTAAAAAAACCTTGGTACAGGTTTTTATGGAAGTAAAGAAATGTACTACCTGCAATAAATCAAAACCATTTACTGACTTTGGTAAACATCATTTTTCTAAAGATGGTTATCGGCATGTCTGCAAAGAGTGTAGAAGTAAAGATGCAAAAGCTTTAAGAAAAAAAACTACTAAAGTAAAAACACGTGAGCAATTAAATAGATTAAAACTAAAAAAAGAAGACCCTATTAAATTAAGAAGCAGAGAGCTTCGGCAAAGTTTTAGAAAAAGGTCTGATTTAGCTGTACCGCAGTCTGTAGAGATAGAGCAGTGGATTAAAAGTCAATTACCTTTAGTATGTTATTACACAGGAGAAGAATTAAAACCTACTTCTTTTTCAATAGACCACAAGTTACCAGTGTCTAGAGGAGGTACAAATAATTTTGATAATCTGTGCATTTGTAGCTTGCATGTTAACAATGCAAAAGGTAGTATGTCAGAACAAGAGTTTAAAGAGTTATTAAATGTAATTAGAAACTGGGAAGACAAAGGTATTGTCTTATTACGTAGGCTTAGGGCTTCTAACAATATGTACAAAAGGTAAAAAATGAGCAAAGACAGATTTGATTTAGAAAATGACATTATGAATATCTGGGCTATTAAAGACCAAGTTTCAATGCTAAGATGGAGAATGTACGACCATCCTGAATTATTGTCCGAAGATGATGAACACAATTACATCATGGCTATTGAATACAATATTGATTTACATTGTTCAAAATTAATGGATACTTTCTGCCAAGTATTTGAACTTAACGAATACGCTAGTGCTGAAGTAAAAGAGATGAGAGCAGCTATCCTTCGTGGACATGAAGAACAAGCCGATAAAGAAGACCTACCAAGTTTCCCTGTTAAAGCAAAAAAAGCTAAAAAACAGGTAAACAAATAATGAAAATTCTACTGTTAGATATAGAGTCATCGCCTAATGTCGCTCATGTTTGGGGATTATGGCAACAAAATGTTGGAATCAATCAATTAATGGAATCTTCGTATGTACTTTGCTGGGCTGCTAAGTGGCTTGGTGAAGATGAAATCATATTTGATTCTGTTCACCAGTCTAAACCTAAAAAGATGCTAAAAGGTATCTATGACTTACTCAATGCTGCAGATGCCGTCATTCATTATAATGGTACTAAGTTTGACATTCCTACTCTTAACAAGGAATTCTTACTACATAATTATGCTCCACCCTCGCCTTATAAACAGATTGACCTTCTACGTGTTGCTCGTAGCCAGTTCCGTTTTCCTAGCAACAAACTGGACTACGTTGCTCAGCGATTAGGTCTAGGAAAGAAACAAGAACACGAAGGACATGACCTTTGGGTCAAGTGCATGAATGGAGATAAAGATGCTTGGAAGCGTATGGAAACGTATAATATTCAAGATGTCGTTTTGCTTGAATCTCTGTATTGCCGTCTTCTTCCATGGATTAAATCTCATCCTAATAGTAATCTTTTTGCCGATAGTGCTGTGTGCCCCACCTGTGCTGGGACTAGACTTCAAAAGCGTGGTAATGCTGTCTCGTCTACTGGGACTTATCAACGATATCAGTGCAGAGATTGCGGAAGCTGGTCTCAAGGTACTAAATCAATCAAGCCCTCCGTCGAGGTGAAGGGGCTATCATGAACGAATGCCTTTATCATAAAAAGCTTTACCACACTTTTTGTCAAGACTGCATGCTGTTAAAAATGGAAAATAATAAAACTACTTACGGAGCAGGCCCTTCTGACTCCTACTACCCACCTGGTTCTACCAAAGATAATATTAATCCTGATTACTATCGTCTAGGTGGTATTGAATGTATTGATGCTATTAACGAAGTTGTGCAACATCTTGATGGCATGGAAGCAATGTGTACAGGTAACGCTATTAAGTATCTATGGCGTTGGAAGCATAAGAACGGAATTACTGATTTGCGTAAAGCATCGTGGTATATTCAAAGGATGATTGATGAGTTTGACTCTCACTGATATAATCTATCGACTGAAGCAACTAGATGAGATGGACATCACAGATATTCTTGGTTTAACTACCGAGGATATCTGTGAAAGATTCTTAGATGTAATAGAAGAAAAAGCGGATGTATTAGAACAACTATTAAAGGACGATGATGACAACTAAAAAGCCGTTACACGATATGGGTCCTCCAATCAAAGATGAGATACCTGGACTGCGAGACTTTTTCGCTACTTCAGTACTCTCAGGAGCAATAGACTCTGCTGGAGTACCTGAATCAAATGTAGAAGAGTATTGTGAATTTATTGCTATCTTTTGCTACAAGATGGCAGATGCAATGATGACAGAAAAGTATAAGAAAAACACACGACACTAAGGACAAGATGTACACAACACCATTTAGCACAGTAGGCTACATTACCTACAAGAGAACTTATGCACGTCGCTTAGACGAAGCAGACATCACCAGCAAGACAGAAGAGTTTCCACAGACAGTAGAACGAGTTATTAAAGCAGCAAACACCCAATTAGGTTGTAACTTTACAGCGAAAGAGCAAGAGCGTTTACGCAAGTATTTAACAGAACTCAAAGGAACTGTAGCAGGTCGTTTCCTTTGGCAGATGGGTACAGACACTGTAGGCAAGCTAGGATTAGCCTCGTTACAGAACTGTGCATTCACTGTAATTGATGAACCTGTTCGTCCCTTTACTTGGGCTATGGACCTATTAATGTTAGGCTCTGGCGTAGGTTATAACATTCAAAGGAAAAACGTTGAAAAACTTCCTGAAGTCAATCCTAATTTTACTGCCCCTACTCGTTTGGATACAAATGATGCGGATTTTATTGTTCCTGATTCAAGGGAAGGCTGGGTCAGTCTCCTTGGCAAAACGCTCAAAGCAGCGTTCTTAAGCGTTAAAGAACCTACCTTTACTTATAGCACTGTATTAGTACGGGGTCGTGGTGCTGTTATTAAGGGCTTTGGAGGCACTGCATCAGGCCCTGAAGACCTTTGTGAAGGCATCGCTAAGGTAAGTACTATCCTTGAGAAGCGTGCAGGTAAGAAGCTACGTCCTATTGATTGCTTGGACATTATGAATATTATTGGTGCAATCGTCGTAGCAGGTAATGTACGTCGTTCAGCACAAATTGCTATTGGAGATGCAGATGACGTGGAATATCTTCTTGCTAAGCGTTGGGATATGGGAAATATTCCTTCTTGGCGTGCTATGTCTAATAACTCGGTGGTGTGTAACGACATTAAAGACCTCCATGAGTATTTCTGGGATGGCTACGAAGGTAAAGGAGAGCCTTACGGTCTTATTAACCTGCGTCTCAGTCGCAAGATTGGTCGTCTTGGTGACACTAATTATCCTGACCCTGACGTTATGGGCTATAACCCATGTGCTGAGCAGTCTTTGGCAGCTTATGAGACTTGCTGTTTAGCTGAAGTCTATTTATCTAATGTAACCTCTAAGGAAGAATTCGTTGATATCTGTACACTCCTTTATCGCATTAATAAGCATAGCCTTTCTCTTCCTTGCCATTTACAGGAAACAGCCGATATCGTCCATAAGAATATGCGTATGGGTATTGGCGTTACTGGAGTTCTCCAGGCTTCTGACGAACAACGGTCTTGGTTGAATGAAGCCTATACAGAGCTACGTGCTTTTGATAAAGAATATTCTGCTAAGCATGGCTTTCCTGAGTCTATTAAGTTGACTACAGTTAAGCCTAGTGGTACTTTATCGTTGTTACCAGGTGTAACTTCAGGTTGCCATCCTGCTTATAGTCACTATATGATTAGACGTATTCGTATCGCTGCAGACCATAGCTTAGTGCAGGTATGTCGTGAGCATGGATACCCTGTAGAGTTCCAGCGTAACTTTGATGGCACTGATGACCACAGCACAATGGTAGTGTCTTTTCCTTTTGCTTATCCTGAAGGTACAAAGATTGCTGCTGAGATGACTGCTATTGACCAACTAGAAGTAGTTAAGTGGTTGCAAGAGAACTGGTCAGACAATAGCGTGAGCTGTACTGTCTATTATCGTAAGGAAGAGTTACCAGAGATTAAGAAATACTTGGCTAAGAACTACAAGAATAACCATAAATCACTGTCGTTTTTACTCCACAATGAGCATGGTTTTAAACAAGCTCCTCTTGAAGAGATTACAAAAGAAGCGTATGATGCTTTAGTTGGTTGTACAAAGCTAATTACCAAAGTGGAAGATGCTTCGTTTGAGGGCGACCTAGAGTGCAGTAGTGGTGTTTGTCCAGTTAAATAAGGAGAAATATATGATTGATAAACAAGAGTTTATGTTTGGAATGCAACGTTTGAATGAAGTGCTTAACTTGGCTGATGAAGTTCAGCCTTTAGTAATGAAGCGTTGCATGGAAGGTGCTGCAAGCTTTGATGAGATGGACCCATTAGAATTTATTGTTCTGTGGAATGACATTAAGAAAATGCTAACACCTATTAATGACAAAATGTTGGAGCTACAGACTATCTCTATGTTTAGAGAACTACAGCCTGAACATCCAGCAAACTATCCAGAACCTACTCTGTAAGATTTCCTTGAAGTTGTGATTTGATGGCCCTCTTCGGAGGGTCTTTTTATTTACCGAACGGGAATAAATGGTCAAAATATTGCCCAAATGAGCAAAAAGTTACCGATAGGGAAATTTATTTGATACCTACTTGTTCATTAATCCACTTCTGAAGCTCTACTACTTGAGCTGTGGTTTCTGCACATTGTCCAGCAAGAACATTGTAGGCGGAGATAACATCAGTGACGTTGGGGGCTGTGGAAAGTCCTGACACTTTATTGCTACTGGGGTTGTTCCACACGCTAGTAGACTTATAGTAGTTCCTAATAGCAGACAGCTTAGCTTCATATTCATCTTGAATTCCTTTTGTAACTAACGTTTGTTGTTTTGTGATTGATTCAACTTTTGCTTCTTGCTTCGCTGCTTCTTCTCTAACCACATGTTGAAAGTCAACGAATCGTTTATGCTCAAAGCTATAGCCAAGATACCAAGTACCAGCCAACAAAGCAACACATACTCCCATTTTGACATAAGTTAGTACCGATAAAGGAAACATTATTTATCATCCAAAGGTTTAGTTGTCGTAGCTCTAAGATAAGCTATGATAATACCAATAACAAACATAGAGATACTGTATATCTTAGGGTCTAATAAGTCTTGAATGTATGAAGAGTTATCTGAGATAGCCCCAAGTAAGAATAGTAAACCAGAGAACCACATAGTTCTCGACTTTAGCATTCCTTTAAACTTGTTCATTACTTAATCTTTTTCTTAACGGCAATTTTACTTTTAACTTTAGCTTTACCTGCTTTAGATAGTGCAATAGCAATACTTTGTTTCTGAGGTTTTCCTTCTCTCATAGAAGTAGAAATATTCTTTGAGATTGTCTTTTTAGAACTACCTGATTTGAGAGGCATGATTATCCTTTATAATTTGCATGTAAGAAGCATTCTTGCTCAGCAAGTCTACGCTTTAAAATACTATTGCTGTGTCCATTACTTACCATACACCACTTAGGAAACTCTACAGCAGCTTCGTTTTTTCTACCTTCTTTAAGTAGTTTAAGAAGTGTAGAACGCTTAAAAGCACCACATCCTAAGTTGTAAGTAAAAGACACGAGAGCATCAAACTCGTATTGAGTAAGGTCTAGTGCTGAAGAATTGACACAATCTTCAGCAGACTTAACATCATCTCTGAGAAGTTGTGTAGCTTGTCCCATAGTAATAGGGCTTCCTTGAACTAAACCATCACCAACAACCATTAGATGTCCATAACCCACTGTCCATTTACTTGCTGTATCTAAGTAAGGCATGCTGCGAAAGCCTTCAAAGGTTTTAAGTTGTTCAATACCTTTATCAGATGTTTTCATATTACAAATTCTACTAAATCTCCTACATTTAAACCTGTTGAAAAAGTAACCCTAGATGTAGATGTTTCAGTATAGTTTACTGTGTTTATTTGCTTACTTCCGTTAACATATACATACAATGTTTTACTTCCTACTACATAAGTAAAAAAAGATATATTAAATACTGTTTGTCCTTGCGTAGCTGTTTGATACTCATTGTTAGGTACTAATGGTATATTGTTAGTTATACCTAAATTGATACAAGCTTGTTTTGCATTGGTAGCCCCTGTTCCGCCCTCTGAGATAGGAAGAGGAGTGGTTAAACCATTAAGACTTGTAATGTCAGAGTTAGCACCTGAGCTTGCAAAGACGTTACCGCCTTGTGCTTGCTGAATGTAAGTACCTAAGTTACGAAACCAATCACGCCAACGAGGATTTTCTGAAATCTCATCTTGTGGTATTGGTGGTAAATTATTAGGAGCAGAACTAGGATTAACAGCCACTCTCAACTCCTTCAGCGTAGCCTGCAGCTTGTAAGTCTTCTAAGTGCTTTTGTACTTTTTCACCGATGTCCGTTCTGTAAGCGATTGAATTTGGAATCTCAATCTTCTTCTTAATGGTGTCATAGACCTTACAACGAGCATCTTCAATGGTTTCACCTAGTCCTACTACTGTGCAGACATAGTCACCTGCAGTAACAAACATAGGCTCATTCTCTTTGAGCTTACCATCAATCATTGCAGGACCTTTGCCCCACTGTACTTCACACAAGTGAACATCAGTAACAGCATCGTCCATGTCCATGCCCCAGATAGGATAACCAGAGTTCTCCTTCTTGGTTACTTGGCTATATGGATAGTCAGGAATAGTAACAACCACGCCAGCAGCAATCTTACTAGACACACGCAGAGTATCTTCTCCGTTGATA